TTGGCAAAAAAGGAAAATAGAAAGCCAAAAAAGAGAGGGAGGCAGGAACGCTAAAAACTGCAACCCCCTCAGGCCGGAGCTGGCTATGACCCCGGTATTAGTTTATTCTCCTCATTCCACGTGAATAGGTAGTCTTAAACATAAAGCTATATCTGAGAGCATCGCACAGGTGATCCGCACCCTCAACAGGTGTAACAGTCTTCTTATCGGCCCATGCGTAGTTTCTAAGCTCATAAGCAAGGTTTTTGCTTCTCTCAGTGATGACTATCTCATATCCTAACATTTTCTTTATACCATTCTTGACGCTTCCCGGCCCCTTAGACGCCGGTATAACCCTGAAACGTGCTTCTCTCAGGTCAGCTATCGTCTGCCTGTTAGCACTGTCAGCAATAATCAGATCGCTTCTTTTGACATGATGCGATATCGCTTCAACCAGCGACTTTGTCGATAAGTTATTCTGATACAATAATTCATCAGCATAGATAATCTTATTCTTATTGTCAACAGCGCAACGCAAAAGCGCATCCGGGTCGCGGCTGCCGATATCAAGGCCAAATGTAACAGGTAGCGACTCATCAAAACTGCCTACCTTCCAATTCTGGAAGATACAGCCTTCGAAATACCCCATTAACCCGTCACCATAGACCCTAAACCATGCTGCAAACAGCGGGTCATCTTTCCTGCTCTCAATATTCGCACGCTCAACCTCACTCAGCAAAGGATTATCCCTGTACGTGGAATGAATAAAGGTGTGAACAGTTGTAGGCAGTATCTTCTCTGTGAGCCAAAACTCAGCACAGGGATTGTAATCAACCCATACACATTCACTCGTACGCATATAGAATTGAATGAATGAATCATAACTGATTCTCTGGTTAACCTCATTAAAGTACATTATTTCACGCCTGCTGCTATGACCCTTCGCCTCAGCCTGCTCAAGACCTATGAATTCAACAAGTGTATTCTTTAACTGATATGTTGATTCAGTTTTATTCCGCACCAGGGATATATCCACTTGAAAGAAATTCAGTACCTTCTCCCAGTCTGCCATCGCACCCATCCTTAGATGAGGCAGACAATGACTACAGATAGTTATCCGCTTAGGCACAGCACTATTTATCGCAATGGCATACAGACACTGCAGTATCGCAAACGTCTTGCCCGAGCCTTGCCCGCCGCTGTCAACGATCAGCCTCGATCCGCTCTTGTACGCTTCCCAGTTCTTTAGGAACACTGGCGTCCAGAATGGCTTGTCCATTGAATATGTTTTCTATTTGTTTAACTTCTGCTGCATCCGCACCCGCAATGTTTATCTGTAGCACCGGGGCTAATCCTTCATGCATGATGTTCTGTCTATCTGACCACCGCGCACAGTTCTTCAGCCAGAAGATCCTGTCTATACCACCATGGGCACCGGCTAACGCATCATTATATATCGCCTGTTTAACCAACGCGATACCTTCTTCCTTCTTCTGACGACAAAACTCATCAAAGTTACATCCATACTTGCGCTGCACAGCATTGTAAAGAGTGTCCGGGAAGACACCTAACAGCCTTGCAACCGCCGCACCTGATGCATGCGCACGCAATAAGTTAGTGACTTCTTCCCAATCAAAATTGTATCGTGGTCTACCTGCCATAGCATTTAAGTTTTAAAAAGGACTGCACCCCCAGTCTTGAGAGACGAACGTGGAAGCGAACACGCCCGGAGGAGGCACAGTCCAAAGGCCGGCTGAAAGGGACCGACCTATATTGTTACTTACTCAGTCTTTCAATGTCACTGATCTTGGCTTTCCTCTTGCCTTCCTTCACCTTCAACTCACTATCAGCCTCCCTGGCTGCAACCCTATCAGCCTTAACCTGCTTAATCTGCGCCTGAGTCTCTGGCATGTTAGGATTATGTATCAGCTCCAGTGCAGTATAATTCATGTTCTTCATGAAGGATATCTGCTTCTCCACACCAATGTCAGGACTGAAGTAAAGATCATAATCGACTGGCCTGATCGGAAATATCCTGTACCACACAATCGGATGGATCATGTCCGCTGGATTTAAGCTAATCTTCTGTCCTCTAAACACATAGCAATCAATATCTGATATCGGAATGCTATACTCCGGCTTCATGTTGGCCGGGATCATCTGTTCTACTCGTTTTTTCATATCTATCTATCATTATTGTTAACATTCTTACCAATGTTTGGATCAATGCCATGATCAAGCCCCTCAATAAGGCCTTTCCATGTCTTGTAATATAACTCCCTATGTCGCTGTCTGTCAATTCCCAGAACATTCTGGATGTAATCAGATACCTTGATCCTATTATTAATATCAGCAGGAAGGATAAACTTTGAGTCTATCTCAAAACCTCGCGCCTTTGCTGAATCAGGTGATACCATATACTCACCAAGGAAATAGCAGGTTTGATTCGTGATGTTAAACTCAGGGGCCTCAGGTGCAAGGTAATCCTTGAACTTAGTCCCATTGACATAATTTTTCAGTACAATTTTTTCCATGATTAATGATGTTTGTGTTGTGAATTACTAACTGTTACCTTACTCAGTTCTTTGTCAATGCCAGGGCCGTTTATACGTCTAACCTTCCTGGCTGGCCGTTTGATTCGTTTAATCTTCTTCATGTCTTTAAATTTTATTATATAATTCAATAAACTCATCCATGCTGTGTACTATTATATATATGCCTCCTGCAGCCTCCACTTGTTGCTGATAACGCTTCTGATCAGGTGACTGCTTATCCTTCATCTTGACTTCTATCTTAACACTCCTGCCTTTAATCGTTGCTGATATATCAGCACTTCCTCTGGTCATGCTGCCTGGTATCCACTTACCTGATCCTATCTTCATTGTACGACCTAAACAGTCCTTCACAATCTTACTGCCGTCAACATATCGGCCAGAGACACTAATCCTTTCACCCTGCCAGCCTGAGAACCTTAAGAAGTCAAGAATACACTGCGTTAACCCGTTTGCTGTCCTGTCATTATAGTTACGCGTGGAGCGACATTCATCCGGTAAGGAAGGATGGCGCACTTTACTATCCTGTAAGGCCAAATTTCTGAGTGTTTTTAGGCCGTTCATGTTCTAATTGTGTGCAAATAATTTATCCTGTTTACGCATTGCTTCATTAAATCGCTGTTTGCGAATGTTATGTTTATGACTATTAGTCATAGTGCCGATTCTATTTGACATAATAATAGCAATATTTGAGCAATCGAGAGCAATATTTGAGCAATTTCTTTTGTTTGAAAAACAAGCAGTTTTATTAGTTTTATTCATGCCTCATTTTTTATGTTTGTCGTGTTTATTCATGAATCGTTTACATCCTTTACGACTATTTACACAATAAGTATCTGAATAATAGTATTGTAAATAATGTAAATAACAATATATATAAAGAGTTTACATGCATATATACCATAGAGAGGGGAATGCGTATAAAAGTTTACCTAAGTAGTGATTTACATTTACAAAATCGCTGTTATTCATTGTCTTTCAGTTGTTTAGCCTGTAAATCGCGTTTTTTACGATTTACAAATCATATTCAAAAACTATAAACATGGTCTCCATAGGCAGACCACTTGAGGCTTTACCAGTGTACACCTGCATAAAAGTTATTTTAAATCCGGGATAATCAGAGTTATTCTTGAATATCCAATCATTAAACTGATCCGATATGCATGCGTTATCACTAGTAAGTAGCCATTGAAATTCTCGCATCTCTGTTTTTTTCATATTGTTCGTTTAAATAGGTACGGTGTACCTGGTTTACTAATTTCAGTTTCTTCTTCAAAAGGATAGTATCGCTGGAATTTTTCTGGCAGCATGTCCAGGTCATCTTTAAGAGCGTCTTTAATCCAGCTTACGCCTTTTCTGCTATCGTACGGGAAGAATTTCTTTTTTATATCTATCGGGGCGGCATAGAACTGGTTAATATTTTCATGGGTATTAAAATAATCTTCAACAAATAACATTATCTCTTTAGTTATCTCGTGTCTGCTGCCTTTTACAACTGCATCGAGGAATTCATTTTTCAGTTCTTCGTTAGAGAATCCCGATCTGCCTGGAGGATTTTTCCAGTCCAAGGGAGAGAGTGATTGAAGGTAGTAAAGGAAAGCTGGTATCTCTTTTAAGAGGTCGTTAAGTATTGAGCGATTAGTATGAATAGGTGTACCAAGTTTCCTGACGAAGAATCGTATCTCTTCTTTATCCACAAGGGCGAATTTATCCTCATAGTTTGAGGTAAGAATAATTTTGCCATGAAATGGAATCATATATTCCTTTATATATTTTTCATTGACAGCGATACTTTCTTGCGTCGTGAGTGCCTTCAGTCGTTCAACGATAAGTTTTCTTTCGAAAAGCGTTTCTTCCACTGCTATGATATTTTTCTTTGCGTAAAAGTTGAAGTCACGTACAAAATCACTTCCGGAGAGTAGCACCATATTGTCACCAAAGATCATATTGAGCCAATTCACGAAGGTGCTTTTACCTGTTCCGCGTTCAATTGATACTAGCGTCAGAATAACTGTCTGTTTCTCCGGGTACAAGTAAAGTATCTGCATATATCGGAGACCTTGTTCGTATTGGTCACCAAAGACGTGTTCAAGAAGTCGTTTTGTCCATGTCCAATCGCCTTCTGCAGCTATGTGGTTGAAAGGATTATAAAGGTTGTAACAATTACCTATTACCTGTTTATAATTCAGATTATCCGGTCTCATGATAAAGGCATCATATTTCGGTATGTTTCTTAGGTATTTCCTTCCATGATCCGTCATCAATGTATCTTTGTTCCAGCTTATGAGTTCTCTGTGCATAGTACCATATCTGTCCGGCACATCAATTGTTTTGTGATAATAGATAGCTACACGTATGTAAAGACACTTACTATCGGGAGTCAATGCAATGCCATGCCATTCCTGATGATTGTAACGATTTTCAACTGTAGTTGTGATTTCTTCTGCAGTAAAGTCGCCTATCGCGAAGTCAGTAATAATTTTGGTCAGCGCTTCCTGTTTGTCAATCTGATATCTATTGCAACAATCGGCCAGGGTAACGATAAAGTGATTCCGATTAGAATTTATGAATTCTTCCTTCTCTAGAGTCCATTTTTTCGCACCCTCGTATGTCAGGCCCTCAGATACTGGCAGGATTTCGGGTTTAATAAGGAATTCAGCACCTATTATGTCTGGATTCTCTTCGAAAACCACTTCCGGGTCATGGCATAGAAAACAGGCACGACTAATGTCGCTGCAGCTTTCGTCTATCGGGAAGCCTATCTTTGTAGCGAAGAAGTGCTTAAATGCTGTAAAGAATTCCAGGTGAGTGCCGGCTGAAGGATCAATCTGAAAAACAACTTTTAGGCCGTCAGCATTTGGGCTGGTAAACATTAAAGCGGGCTTGTGTAGGCTATATATGAGCCTTCCTTTCTCTTTTATCTGACCATTCGGGCCAACGTGGTCCAGGTCAAGACAGAAATATTCACTTCTCTCAATAAGTTTATCGGCGGCACGTTTAGAGAATATTCCAGAGAATGTACAATAAGGAAGGCCAGTTTTGCACGCATCATTCAATGTCTGTTCATGTTTAAGACCATGTGTTTTAGCTCCTCCACGTGGTATAGTTCTTAGTACCTGGGTTTTTGTGAGCAATTGCGCTGAATTACGTATTATTTGATAACAAGTGAGAATATCTAGATTCTTGTTAGGGATTGTTTGTGTTATCCCCGATTTGTAAAAACTAAATTCTTTCATATCTTTGAAAAAAAGAGAGCTAGTTACAAACCTTCTGGTATCTTGCGTACCGCATCAGTCGCAACCAGCTCCCAGCATTAACTTAATTAAAATGGCAGTCCATCTGCACTTAAAGCCTCCTCTGCAACTGTAGGAGGTTTTTTGTATGGGTCAACAGGGTTCTTCTTTTCATTATATTGTCCTTCCTTATTTCCTGCAGCGAGTGGTTTTCCTAACTGTTTATATTCTGGCGACAGTTCAATAGCCTTTCTTTGCCATTCAGGTAAAGAATTAAACGTGTCTTGGTTCCACCTTTGGAACAATAGGTATTTGTACGGATTGATCTGTGGAGGACAAACTTGATTCTTAAGTAGTGGAATGATACTGTCAATTTTCGCATAGACTCTATCAGGATCCTTAGTACTCTGTTCATGTTTTACATTAATCTGACACGCCTTACCTAACATTACGATTGGATTAAAGTCATCATTGATCTTTCCTTGAGTCCAGGATTCCATAACTTTTTGAAAAGTAGACTTTGATCCAAGTACTAAGCTCAATGTTTGAGTTATTGTGTAAGGTTGCGCGCCTTTAGCGGGATCGAAAACATTAAGTTCTTCAGGCAACTCAAAACCTAGTACAATCTTCATCCTGTCTTTACCTGGTATTCCATTGTATTCAGTTTTCTGTGTACCTAACTGAATATAGGAGTAACAGCGTGCAACGTGCGGACCAGCCGGGGCAGGTTCAAAGCTTTTAGATTTCTCAGCGTGCATCTCCACGCCTTCCAATTCTTCTAATTCATTTTCAAATGTTTCCATAATTGTCTGATTTTTAGATTAATAAAGTTTATATAATGCATCATGTTTAATCAGAAGTTGATAAACCTCTTGCCACTGCTTCTTGTTTTCGTCCCAATCAATTTCTTTTGTTCTTTTATAAAATTTGATCCTTTTTGCAATTGTGAATAATGCATAGTCTAATGCATTATGAATAATAATTGCCTCCTCCTGGGATAGTTTTGTCTTCTTGCCATTCTGCTTTACGGCATTTTCGAGTAGTTCCTGTTCTGTCATTTTTTTCATTGTGTTGATTTTTAGATTAATAATAAAGTTGATTATTGTGATTTTCTGATTGCTTCTTGTTGAAGTTCGCGAATAGCGATATCCTTTCCTGATTCATTAATAATAGTATGAGCTTCCATCCAGGATTGTAACTTTTTTCTACTGAAGACAAGTTTATTATTGAAGTGCGCACATGGTACGTCTCCGCTCGCTGTCAGCTTATACATTTTAGATTCTGATTGTCCCGTAACCATGCAAGCTTCTCTAAACGAGATATTGTCATTAATTGCAGATGGTTGCTTTATTTTCGACATCCTTTTTTCAATACGCTCATCTATTTTGTCCAGGAATTCTTCAATCGGGATAGAAATAAATATTGTTTCCATTTTCATTGCATTTTGTAAATGCAAGCTATAGCATACTCATAGTACATTGCTAGTACAATTGAAAATAAATAAAAACCAACTGATTAAAAGTCAGTTGGTTATAAATAAAAATTATGACATTACTTTACCTTGGCAGGATTTCCTTGCACTTTTCGAGTGTTATAGCGAATTTAGGATGTTCTTTGTTATTGTATTTTGGATGTTTTTGGTTATAATGAACTTTTTGTCTGAATCTAGATATGTAAAACCTGTCAAGTACAAATTTGTCAAAATTGAATTTATGAGGTTGATTTTGTATAGCGTACAAGATTGCATAAAGCACGATTTTACTTTCAGTGTCAGGATCAGGATATTTAAATTCCGGACATGTAATAGTCAGTTGAGGCGAGGTGAAACGACGCAACCAAACTTCTTCTTTCTCCTCCGGAAAATAGTCTTTATACTTCTTGTATATAAACAGAAGGTATGCCATGTCAATAAGGTATTCTCCTGAACTAGTGTTTAGCTCGTTATCATATATATCTAAAAGGTCATACCAATAGTTTAAATTTGAAAGAGCATCATGAGTAAAATAAACTTCTTCTGATTTAGATTTGATAGATTCATGTAATGTATTGACCAAGTCAGTGAATCTCAATCTTTGTTCAACTACCCACTTTTCAAAATATTCTCTAGGTAAATCTCTGTGAAGTTCAATCTCATGCAATTCATTATTCCTATTTTCTGTCATATCATGTTCCCTCATATTTTTATGACATAACGGACATTCCTGGTAATACCTTAATTCTTTTTTCATAATATTTCGCTTATTTGTTTTCTTTTCTCTTTTTTCGGGGTATTGGCATATCGCTGTACCATCAGAGTTGTTTTATGTCCAGCTAGCCAGCTTACAGTGGTTATAGGTTCATGCTCTAGCATTAGAGTAATAAATGTATGTCTCACTGTATAGGTTGAGCATTTAGGCAGTCCAGCTTCTTTAGTAATAATTTTTAAATGATCATTGCATAATCTGACTGTATTATTAACTGCGAGTTGCTTCTCCCTGGCAGACATTTTATCATTGATAAGTCCGAAAATATATTCACTATCTTCATCTCCCCATGTATCAATAATCTCCTGCATTCTGGCATTGATAGCGGCAATAATTTCAACTTTAGTCTTGGCTCGCTCCCAGATAATCTCTCCGTCTTTAATATTGTCCCATTTTAAGTTCACTAAGTCTTTAAAGTTGCAAGCATTGCACCGGTATGAGAATTCAAACATGTCTCGCATGCGATGGGTAACACTTTTGTTAATGACAGGATGATGGAGTAATTTGTCCATTTCATCTTTAGTTATTGCCATTTGTCTGCGGGAATCATCTTTAAACTTAAATTTATCCTTACCAAATAATTTCTTACCTGCAGCATTTAAGATCGCGCGAAGGCATCGGAGGTATATGCCTTGTGTGGCCTTACTTTTTTCCTTTTTAATCATATATTTCTCAAAAGCCTTCAACCATTCAACATTAATCCGATCGAATGATAGTTTATCTGTACCTGTATAGCCTTTAATCATGCTCAGGGCGCTCTCATAGCTTATAGCGGTATTGAGTTGTTCATCATCTCTAAGCTCTTTAATACGTGCCTTAAAAGATGAGATAACGTCATTCTTAATACCTCTACCCATAAGCAGAGCCAATTTATCAAAACTAAATTCTTCATTTTTTTCATTCATATCTTCAATATGACCAGCGATCTCGTTATATTTTCGCTGGATTGCAGTCCATTTCTTATTGGTATTCGAATCCAGGTCATGCCATTCTTCTTTTGAAGCACTTTCGCGAGTGCTATAATAAATCCTATTATGCTTATATGTAATTCTAATTTTAACAGGATATTTATTATTGTTTAAATGGCTTCTTGTATCAATAAAGCATGCGATTGAAACAAACCCTAAAGGCTGCGCAAGTTTTGTCGGTTTAAAAGTATCTTCCATGATAAGTGATTTTAAATTTTTACACACCATTTGCACACAAATATAGTAAATGTATGCCAAACAATGATAATAGATGAAAAGTATTTATAAACAAATAACTTTATCATTCAGTCATTTAGTAACGGGATGCGACAATTTGCAGAAACATGCGAAATATGTTATATATGATTCATAATCATGAGGTCCGGGGATCATTCCCCCGTCTCGCTACTTTAAAATAAAAGGGTTACATTGGTTTAAACAATGCAGCCTTTTTTGTCTGCTTACATTTTGAAGTGCTTTAAAAGGTTATTCTGGCTAAATGTTAAATAAAAAAAGTCTGCATGACATTGGATTGAAAAAACAATAAATCTTTTAGTCTTAATGGAAAAAGTTGCAAAGATTTTTGCACTTTAAAATAGAGATCAAATTCATCTAAAAACTATACTATTTTCGAGTGATTTATTTGATATCTACAAATATTTTTAATTGAAAAAATACAGCCTCTTATGTACAATTTGGCAGAGTTGGTCAAATAAAAACCCGATTTCTTTTTATTATATTTATCTTAGCTTTTCAAGACCGTTTTTTGAAGAGAGTTTTAACATTTTTTCATAGTTAATTATCTCCTTATGATAATGGATAAACAGATTTATTGACGAGTAAGGTTTAAATACTAACTAAAGAGGAATTTAATTAGATGTAGGTTCACCATAATGTGACTGACGGGACGAAGGCATAACTTGAGTAAGGTTTATTTATATAATTGGATTGAATTGTTATATATGGCGACCATTTTCAATGATTAAACTCATACCTTTATGTCTCAAATCAATCTTGACTATATTTTGGACTGATTTGCATAAAATCTTTTATGAAGATGGGAACGATGAAAATTATTGGGATTTCAATAATTGAATATCGGATAATGATTTAATGAGAGTACATATAGATTATTTATCTGCGATTCGAAATGAATTTTATGAACCTTTACATAACAAGTATGTTTAAATTTTTTGCATTAAGGTACTATGCAGAGTCGTGAAAAACACCAGAAAATAATGGCCATGAGTAAACAAACTTTCATTTTGATATTTATTATGTTATTATTTGCTGGTAAGGCGGAAGCTCAGTGTGTAGGTGATTTAAGTGCTGTAATCAGTGGGGGAACTTCACCAATTTGTTATAATACGTCACCAGGAACATTTACAGCAACAGGTGGTGGAGAGACTGGTTTATATACCTATTTGTGGTATCAGAATGGTTTATCCACTGGTATTACTACTCAAACTTACGATCCCGGAAATTTGACTACTATATCGACATTTTACTGTGCAATTAGCAGTGGAACATGTCTTCCACTTAACACCTCAACGACAACAATAACAGTAGATGCTAATTTAACAGCCGGTATCAGTGGCGGTACTTCACCAATATGTTATAATACCCCACCTGGAACTTTTACTGCAAACGGAGGGGGAGGCACAGGCTCCTATACCTATTTATGGTATAAAGATTTATTATCAACAGGAGTTACAACTCAAACATATACCCCCGGTAACCTGACAGCAACATCCGGATTTTATTGTGCAATAACCAGTGGTGCATGTGTAACTGTTAACACGTCAACAACAACGATAACGGTAAATGGCGCTTTAACAGCCGGTATAAGCGGGGGAACGACACCCATCTGTTCCGGAACTTCACCCGGGACATTTACAGCAACAGGAGGTGGGGATCCCGGTCCATATACCTATTTATGGTATAAAGACTTAATTTCAACAGGAGTTACAACTCAAACATATACCCCCGGTAACCTGACAGCAACATCCACGTTTTATTGTGCAATAACCAGTGGCACATGTGGAACGGTTAACACTTCCACAACAATAATAACCATCACGCCACAACCAACAGCTGCAATCTTTTATACAGGTTCGCCATGGTGTGGCACGGATGGTGTACAGAATGTAACCTTGATTGGAACTTCCGGCGGTACCTATTCGGCAGCGCCCGCAGGC